TGATCGGTTCCAACCTCACCGCGAGCGGTGCCTCCATCGGTTCCGCCGCCGAGGGTGGTGGTACGTTCGACAACTCGGACGCTGTGAACACCATCGCCAGCTCCGGTGGCGTGAAGGTGTACGGCAACCCGGCCACGCTGACCACGCAGAGCTTCTCTGCGCTGAACAGCGATACCACCGCTGCCAACACCACGATGACCGCTTCGGCTGTCCTAGATTCCATGACCCGCCTGAAGCGCAATCGCGCTCCGCTGATCAACGGTGGCTACGTTCTCGCCACCGATCCCCGCGTTGCCCGCGACCTGATGCGCGACAGCGATTGGTTGAACGCTTCTAACTACGGCAACAAGGGCGAGCCGTTCTACAAGGGCGAGGTCGGCTCCATCTACGGTTGCCGCGTTGTCACCCAGACCAACTCGTTCGTCAGCACCGGCTCCGGTACTGCTGCCGATGAGTTCGTCTATCAGGCTTCGGCTGCGGGTGGTGGTCTCGCCGTCAGCAAGGACATCATCGCCTCGTTCTTCTTCGGTAACGAGTCGTTCGGTATCCCCGCTCTGACCGGTGATGATCCGTTGTCCCCGAAGATCGTGATCACCGATACCCCGGACAAGAGCGATCCGCTGAATCAGCTCGTCACCGTCGGCGTGAAGCTCTACTTCGCTGCCCTGCGTCTGGCTGCTGGTAACACCGGTTCCACCGGCAACCCGGTCTGGTACCTCGTGCATCGCACCAAGACCTCGACCACGCTGTAATGAAACCAAAGACGGCCACCATCATGGTGATTGCCGTCGGCCCTGGGGGGCATCATCGAGCAATCGGTGGTGCCCCCTCTTCTCATTCCGCTTGCGGATGTGAAAGCGAGGCTGACAATGCGCCCATGATTTCGATTCCTATCGAGGCTCTCTCCACCGATACCGAGGATGGCAAAGGTGCCATGCCCGAAGTCGGTGACGAGGTTCTGCTAGATGACGTTCGTGGCGTACTCAAGAAGCTTCAGGGAGGTGAGGCTTACGTTGAGATCAAGAGCGTGAACGGTATGCCCGCTGAATACGAGCAGACCAATGAAGACGCCATGGAAGCCGGCAAGATGATGGACGAGAAGGGCATGCGGAAGATGGTTGCTATGCACGACGGCGAGCCGATGGAGGACTGATAGATGCCCATCTACACCTTCGAGAACAAAGGCAGGTCCATGGAGCATATCGCTCCCATGGGAACCGATTCCATTGTGATCAAGGGTGAACGCTGGACGCGACAGCCCGTGGCCCGCTTCGGGGTCACGGGTTTTGCCCGCGAGGCGGAACTCAAGGATCATGTGAAGCGCGGGTTCAGCCGGATGGAAGATCGGCAGGGATCGCGTTTCGAGAGTACTTTCACCAAGAATCAGATTCGGAAGATCTGGGATATATGAGCGACGTATCAAATCAAGCGGTACAGTATTCGATGGGCGTGGCCGGTGGCCGACTCGTTCAGGATACTGCGAGCTACACCGGTCCTTTCGTGGCCCTCACGTTCCTGGCACCGACCGTGATCTCCACCATCTCTGGTGCGAACATCGTTGGCACCTTCTCGACCGTGACGATTCCGGCGGGCGTGACGATTCAGGCACCGATCAATAGTTTCCAGCTTTCGAGCGGCGTGGTGTGGGCCACCAATGGTGTGATCCAATCCTAACCCTGTGACGACCCTCGCGCTAGGAACTCGGTTGGCATCTTCGGGTGGCGGAAGCGTCACTCCGATTGATCCGCCGATCCTGCGCCGGGATCTTCTTCAGGAGGATGAGTTCTTCATCCTGCTGGAGAACGGGGTGGATAAGATCGTCATCACGTTCGGTACTTTTGACTCCCTTCTGCTAGAGGACAACTCGACGTTCCTTTCGCGGGAGGACACAGGAAAACTCATCATTCAAGCTAACTGATTATGGCAGATACGAAGATCACAGCACTGACGGCTCTTACGGGAGCTGATCCGGCCAATGACGTTATCCCTATTGTCGATGTCTCTGATACGACGATGGCGGCTTCTGGAACCACGAAGAAGATCAGCGTCAATAACATCCTGGGAGCCTCTGGCACCGCCACGCTCGCCTCCGCCACCATCACCGGCGACCTGACCGTTGATACCTCGACGTTGAAGGTCGATAGCGCGAACAATCGGGTGGGTATTGGGACGGCGAGTCCGGGAAGCACTCTTGATGTTGCTGGAGAAACCCGTCTTCGTGGCGGAAGCCAGTTGCGTCTTTATCGTTCGGATAATGCGATCTACACTTCAATTTATGATGGCGGAAGCGGTGTTGGTACAGTTATTGACAACGCCAATGGTGAAATTATCCAGCTTCGTCGCGCCGGAGCCAATTCCTACATCATTGGAAATGGCCATGCTTGGTATCTTGGAGGCGGTGCTATTGGAGCCACCCTCGACTCCTCCGGCAACCTCGGCCTAGGGGTTACGCCGAGTGCGTGGGTTTCGTATCAGAAGGCGATTGATTTCGGCGGTGCTGGAAATTACGGAAGCATTTCAGCTCGGGCAAATTACGCTGCCTTCGCCACCAACTGCTATTTCGACGGAACAAACTGGGTTTACAAGAATAACAATCCCGCTCTCCAGTATGAGCATAGTTCTGGTCAACATATCTGGAGAACTGCCGGAGCCGGAACCGGAAACATCACCTTCACGCAGGCGATGACGCTGGATGCGAGTGGGAATTTGTTGGTGGGGACGACGAGTGCGGCTGGCAATCGTCTCAATGTTCAGACTGCTTCCGGTGATTGCACCGCTTTGATCAAGTCTCAAGCGGCAAATGTTGGCGTCACAATCGACTACGTTTCAAACTACGGAAACTTCAATTTCTCAAAGTCTGGAACGGCTAAATGGTCTTTAGGAATCCTCAACGATTCCACTTCAACGCCGACCTTCAAGATCTTCAATGATGCTGCTGTTGGTGTTTATGTCACCTATGGCGGAACTTCATGGACAGCCACTTCAGACGAGCGTTTGAAGGACATCATTGAGCCGATTGGAAACGCTGTTGAAAAGGTGGCTTCGCTCCGGTCTGTCATCGGCAAGTTCAAGAACGATCAGGCCAACACCCGCCGATCGTTCCTCATCGCTCAAGATGTCCAATCTGTGCTTCCTGAAGCTGTTGATGCTTCCAACCCTGACAAGCTCGGCGTGGCCTACTCCGAAGTTATCCCGCTGCTGGTGGCTGCGATTAAGGAACTGACCGCTCGCGTTCAAACCCTCGAAACCCGCTAATATGACCACCCTCACTTGGCTCATCGAAACCCTCTGGGTTCGTCCCGTCGAAGGCTCGCTCACCGATGTCGTCGTCACCGCCGCTTGGAGGTGCAACGGCACCGATGGCACCTACAACGGCAGCGTCTACGCAACCGTCAGCTTCACCCCGCCCGATCCGAGCAAGTTCATCGCGTACCAAGACCTGACACAGGCCGAGGTGCTGAATTGGGTGTGGACTTCTGGCGTGGACAAAGACGCTGCCGAAGCCGCCGTCATCCAGCAGATCAACAACCAGATCAATCCTCCGATCATTACGCCGCCGCTGCCGTGGCCGACTGGTGGAATTGATGCTTCGACGCTGACCGCTCCGCCGAAGCCTGTGGTTGAACCTCCCGCGCCGATCATCGAAGCTCCCGTCGAATGATTAAGATCGAACTCACGCAGGAGCAGGTCAACCAACTGCTCCAGCTTATTGATGTCGCCATCAAAGCCGGTGGATACGCCAATGCCAAAGTTGGCGTTCCTCTGGCCGACATGATCCTCGAAGCCGCTCAATCCAAACCCAAATGAAGAACTGGAAAACAACCGCCGGTGGCGTGGCCGTGTTGCTCGCCGCTCTGTCTGTCGGCATTAAGCAGATCATTGCCGGTGACATCCCGAACGCCATCGCCGCTATCACCGCCGGTGCTGGCGCGATGTTCACCGCTCTCAAAGCTCAGGACGCTTCCTCGGAGGACAAGAAGTGAAGGACACGCTGCGAGATTTGGGCATCAACATTGGCCTACTCGTAGCGGGTTTCGCCGGTTCCCTGCTGACCGTCAAACGTGACGGACATAAGGACTGGTTCACCACTCTGACCTCGTTGGCCGCCGGTACGCTGTCGGCCAATTACCTTACGCCGCTGGTGGTCGATTTCTTCGGAATGAAGAACTCCAACACCCAATACGCTGCGGCTTTCATCATGGGATTCCTCGGCCTTCACGGTGTGGAGTTCGTCATCGACAAGTTCCGCAAGAAGTGAAACCCGAAACCATCATCAACGTAATCGCCAGCGGCATTTTGACTGCTGGCGTTTCCGCTTTTCTGGTGATGCTCTACCGCTCCGAAGGCGCGGTCCGACGCTGGCCTATGGTCGGCAGCTTCATGCTCCGGCTCTCGCTTGTGACTACCGCTTCCGGCTCACTGCTCAACTGCCTAACGATGTCCACGCCGCCCACATCGGAAATCATCGTCAACTGCGGGCTGGCTGGCATCTTCTCATGGGCCGTGGTGTTCCACGCGAAACTCATCAAACATGGATCCGCTCACAAGTATCAGTCAGGGAATGATGAAAGCAGCATTGGACAAGCTGCTGGAGCAGAAGGATCAAACAAGTGAGGACGGAGCCAAAGACCAGTCGCTTGTTGCTCGGCTCAATGCTCGCATTGATGCCGCTGGGATGCACTCCGACAAGAGTGGTGCTGGTGCCACCGGGAACGCCGGTAAGACTGGCTGAGAACGTCAAAGCCCATGTGTGGGCCAAAGACAGCGAAGGCAAGATCATCAAAAGCCGAAATCGCGTGACAATCCCAGAAGGTTGGTACGCACTTCCGAAAGACTGACATGGGAACTCCACTCACAGGCAGTACGGTTGCATCAACCTACACTGGCCTACTCAAGACTTCCGACAACGCCGCGATCACTTCCTCGCTCAAGTCCGTTGGCGATGGCGGTGGTAACGATTCCCCGCTCCAGCTTTCGACCACCGCGGTCAATATCACCAACAACTTCAGCGTTGGTACCAACAAGTTCACCGCCAATTTCACGAGCGGCGATATCGCTGCCACCGGTGCTGCTTCGATCACCGGAGCTGCCACCGTTGGTTCGCTAGCCGCCGCCGGTAACATCGCAACCAGCGCAGGCACCATTAGCTCGTATGGAGCGATCTCGCAGACTCAGGCCGCTCAGAACAACAGCCTCGCTGGCAACCTCGCTGTAGGCGGCAATCTGAATGTTACCGGTGCCACCACGCTCTCTGGCAACCTCTCGGTTCCTGGTACCCTGTCCTGCACTGGAGATTTCGCGGTCAATACCAACAAGTTCAATGTTACGGCGTCCTCCGGAAATACATCCGTTGCCGGTACTCTTGGTGTTGCTGGGGATCTGGCTGTTGCTACCAACAAGTTCAACGTCACGGCAGCGAGCGGTAATACTGCGGTCGCAGGAACCCTCGGGGTCACTGGTGCTACCAATGTATCAACGCTAGGAGCCAGCGGTGCGGTCACGCTTTCGTCCACGCTCGATGTCACTGGGACGACTACGCTCAATGGCAACCTCGCTTCCAATGCGGACACTACGATTGGAAATGCTCCAACCGATCTGCTGACGATCAACGCGAACAACGTTACGCTGCCGAATGCAAGCACGGTCACGGTTGATCTCAACAACGACAAGGTGCTGATCACCGATGCCAGCGACTCAAGCAAGCTGCGCGTGGTTGCTGCGAGTGCGCTTGGTATCACTGCTTCCAATGCTCCGCAGTGCGCTCAGACGGTTGCGAATGATCGAGCCACTTTTACTGGAGCATTGACTGGTCCCGGAACCGAGATCACGACCGTAACCACCACGATCACTCCGAGATCCAGTTCGTCCAAGGTTCTGGTCAGCATCGTTCTGAACTATTCGTGCATAACGAATGGATCTCAGTATGTGTTGTTCAGGATTACTCGGAACGGAACGCAGATCGGAAACTCCATTGGTGCTGGCCAGCAAGGCATAGCTTCCGGAAGTTATGAAGACGGTGAAATGAACGCGATCAACAACACGAAGATCGAGTTCCTTGATTCTCCCGCTACTGGATCTTCTGTGACCTACAAGGTTCATGTGTACAGCCCCCTGTCGGCCACGGATGTTTACATAAATTACGCCAAAAACGGTGGCACGAGTTTCACCACCTGCTCCTCGATGACGCTTCAGGAATTCTTCGCATGAAACCCTCCGAAGTAGCCCAGGCGGCTTGCGACAAACTCTCGTTCACGGACGCGACCACCCTCGCGCTCGCTAAGAAGTTCTGCATCCGCCGCTACTCGATGATCTGGGATTCGTGCCTGTGGAACGATACCCTCGGAGTCATCTCCACGAACGTCACGGACGGTCAGGAGATCGTTGTCCTCTCCGATTACGTCACCGCCAGCTACGCATCCGGTACCGGCTACAACACGTTCCTCGACTTCCCGGTCGCCACCCGCTTCACCATCAGCGGTGATACCGATGGCATCGAGGTTCCAGCCGCGGAATGGGTCTCGTTCTTCCAGCTCGATCCCAACACCTGGAACAACGTCGATTCTCGTAAGTCCACTCCCGGTAACTTCGTCAACTGGGCGCGGCTCCTCGGTGTTTCGTACGGCCAAGCCGGTGTTCCGCGCATCAAGCTCGTTCCCACTCCGAATACGAATGGAACGCTCTTCATCCTCGGCAAGAAGCAGTCGCAGATGCGGCAGTACGGTGAGGAGCAGGCCATCATCAATGACACGAACTTCGAGCTTCGTGGTGTTGAGAATGCACTGATGGCCTATACCGAAGGCGATCTCCTCGAATACTCACGCCAGTACGGCAAAGCGCAGGCCAAGTTCCAAGAGGGTGCTGCTCAGGTCAGCATTATGAAGGACATGGAGCGTGGCCAACAGCAGCAGATCAGCAGAATCATCCCGGATAGCCTCTACGATTACACCTTCCAGGACATCCTGTAATGCCATTCCAATCCACAGACGCTCTCGATGATCAGATGCTTCTGGATGGAAGCACTGGATTCAGCACCGGAGTCATCTCAGCCACTCGTCCTGATGCCATTCCTGCCACGAGCATGGAGTCGGCCATCAACATGGACTACGATGACTTCGGTAATCTGGTCACGCGTCTCGGATCGGTTTCGCTCGCTGGCAACAGTATCGCCTCCAACTGGGAGGACATCATCACGAACTGGGAAGCGACCACTTCCAATTTCGGATCGAATCTTCCGATCAATGCATCGGTGTTCTCCGGATTCTACTTCGACACCGCTGCTTCCGAACGCCTGGTCATCGCAGTCAACGATCTTGGGACATCGACCAAGAGTCTGTACTTCGGATCACCTGGTGTTTCGTACAACCAGATCACCGGATCCACGCTCAACGCTGCTTCCACATACGTTTACTTCGCTCAACTCAACGACAAGCTGTTCTACAGCGACGGTATCGGTACGCTGAAGTACGTCAGCGCGAGCAACATCTACTCGACGATCACTGCGGGTAAGATAAGTCGCATCGATGTCATCAATCAGGGTGCGAATTTGTCCGCAATTCCTGCGGTAACAATCTCCGCACCTCCGAGTGGTGTAACTGCAACGGCTGATGCTGTTGTTTCCAACGATGGAAACCTTGTTGCGATCAACATCACGAATCCCGGAAGCGGATACGTCACTGCTCCCTCGGTCAGCATTGGTGGCGGTGGTGGAGCGCATGCAGTTGCGTACGTCTCGCTCACGCCTCCCAACAAGCCGTTGTACCTGACCGTACACACCAACCGGCTGTGGTGCGTGTCGGGTGACACTTCGATCCAGCCCGATACCTTGTACTTCTCGGATATCTTGGATGGCGAATCCTGGGATCCTCTGGGTTCGATCCGGGTTGGTGGTGACGGTGATCCGATCAAGGGGTTGTATTCGTGGTTCGGGTACCGCCTCATCGTCTTCAAGGAACGCTCGATCTGGGCCGTGGATGCCGATCCTACGCAGGATCCTGCGGACTGGAGCGTCACGCTCATCAGCGGCAACATCGGATGCTCGTCGCACCGATCTATTGCTGCCGTCGGTCCCGATGTCTTCTTCTTGGCCCGCGATGGCGTCCGGTCGCTCCAGCAGATCCAAGCCGGTACGCAGACGAGCATTGGTCTCGCGCTCTCCAGCCCGATCAACGATCTCATCAGCAAGATCAACAAGACCAAGCTCGATCTCTGCGATGGTGTGTTCTGGAACAACCGCTACATGCTGG